GTGAGTCGTTTGAGCCGACCGACTTTTTTAAGTCAATATAGTCAGTTCCTTCTTCAAAGTATTTATTATTTATATTATTGTTTATTAATTCATTTACGTGTTTTAATTCTTTGCTATGAATGGTTGCAACGGTTTTTGCTAACATAACTTTCTGATCTTTACTAAATCCACCATAAATATTCTGAACATCAATTCCACATACTTTTGTTGTTCCTTTTACAACTAATTTATTAATATTATTATTTTCCATCATTTTAAATTCCTTCTTTCATAATTTAATTTTAATCACTTATAAATACTATTTCTTCCTTGCCCTATCACACCATTCGCAGTATGCATCATAACTTTCTTTTCTGGAAAATTTGTACCATACTTTTTTAGTGTCTGGATGTACACCAGTGGCCTTGATTACAACACCTTTATAGGCGTAGAAATTGGCTTGCAAAGGGTTGTAAACGTAAATAAATCCATCTGACTCTTTTTCTGTCATTTTAATTTTCACTTCCTTTCATTTTAAACTTGCATCTACTTTGAGACACATCAAAAATACACCTCAATGAAGAGATGTCTTTTAATCAATCACAAAATATTAAATTATCATAAAATCCCAATTTCCAAAACCATTGCTACAAGCTACTTTCATGGTTCAATAAATAACATAAAATCAGTGATTTATTTGGATTGATGTTAATAAAAAAATAAGGAGAAGAAGACAATTGTGTTTTGTCTGTCTTCTCCTTATTTTTGTGTGGGAATGGGTAATTATAAACTTAGCTATTGTTTATAATTGTTTAGATTGTTGTTTATTGTATTTGAGATTGTGGAAGGTTTGGATCATTTTCTATGTAATAGAATTTGAAGCCACCAGTTGATTTGCGTTTATTATTAAGACACATGGATATTTTTGTATTATTTATATCCAATTTAAGACTACACTCAATTTGATTGTCGTATGTGTTTATATATTCATTAGTGTCTTTATCATATACATTAAATTGCTTTGGATTTTTAGGAGGATAATACTTAGGTAACATTTTATTTAAGTATATTTCCAAATCTTGATTTTCGTCTTCATGTATAAAAATATATCCCTTTGATGTTTTATGTCTTTTATTTAAACAATGTGATACATCTTGGCTATTAATTCCTAAGCTTTCTGCAACCTCGGTTTGATTTATATATTTACCAACAAAAGACCCATCTACCTTGTATACATTAAAATACTTAGCATGTTGGTTTAGAGCATTAATATCTCTACTTTCTAAACTTTCAAAATAGAGTTTTATTGATTTTGATGCTTTTTCTCTGTTATCAATATTTTTAAAATACTCTTTCATTCTTTCTGAAGCTACTTCTTTTTGTTCACCTGTACGTTTGTATCCAAAAATACCGTCTCCACCAAGGGTGGCATTTAATCCATTGTTATATGTATTATAATTTTCTATATAATATATTTCTAATTCTACCATTTCTTCTTTTGAATTAGCATAATCAATAATTTCAATTTTTATATTATCTATTCCATATTTTTTTATTGTTCTACAAATTGGCCTATTGCCTATTTGGTTTTCAGAATCATATACATGTTGTTTAATTCTATTTTTTATATTTAAACTTGTTAGTCCAATATACTGTTTGTTGCTTGGTGAAGTCATAAGATATATTTTGAATTGAGTCTGTTCTTTATCGGTTGATATAATTACATTATGCTTATTCATTGTTTATTACCTCTTTCTATTTAAGAGTTATCATGGGAAAAGAGACGTACAATAGAAATACGTCTCTTTTAATTACTTCATATTTAGTTGCAACTGAATATGAAAACCATATGTAATTATTTTATTTGTTGCTTATTTCTTTAAAAAATAATTTTCTTCCACTTCTTTAGTATCTTTCTTAACCTCTTCTTTAAAGTTAACATCTTTCCACTGTATATCTCCGCTAGGAGTAAACAGCATCTTTATATAACTTTCGCCTCCTTCAAATTCAGTAACCCCATCTGTAAAATAAAATTTACCATCTTTATTAATAATGTGATAAAGTTTATCCATTTTTACACCGTCAGGAGGAAAAGAAGCACATGTATAAGATAATTTTACTTCATTAAATTTTACCACTAAATAAAGCCTCCTAACTTATACCTCAATATAGTGCATCATATCTCCTGCACTATCTGACATGATATCCCATTCAATAGACAATTTTGCGACGTTATCTGCATCCATCGTCAGGCTCACATTACTCTTGGGTTTACAATTGAGTAATTGATATTGAACATATTTATCAACTTGGTCTGTCCCACGAATGGCACTGTCTGCATAAATTTTATATCCACCTGGGAAACTTACATTATCAACTGTAAATGTAGGGTGTGAACCATCCAATAGGTAGTAACAAACTACTTTACCTGCACTTGCAAATGTCGTAGCATTAAATGTTAATTCCGTATTATTAGCTATTGAATATTTATCTGTGGTTGTAGCTGGCGTACCTACTGTTTGTTCAACTCCGTGAGAAATCATATCACTATCTAGCACAAATACGGTTAAACTACCACTTTTAGGTGTAGCACTTAATACTGCTCCTAATCCACCAGCAGCAACGGATAATACTTCTCGTTTTGCGACAGACATTGTTGCTGTAGAAATCATAGTTCCGAACAATAGGGCAATCATCTTTGTCTCAAAAATTTCCATTTCAGTTTTATAGCTACCCTCGCGATTTTTGTCCCCAAATTATGTTATCCTACGAGCTTTTTATCCCATAGTTCTTATACTTTTTCTTCGCATAAGTTCAGCATATCTTTTTACCCTCGACTTTACGTTAGGGTAGTGCGACCTCGTGGGAGAATTATATTCTGTTAAAAACAGTTTCATCTCCTATGCGTTGCGTGTGACCATTATATTATTAATAGCCTTCCACTCTGATTAGCATTTCAGCTTTCCAGTTTTCTTTCGCACTCATGATTTAAAATGTTTCCACTTTAAACGGCAGGATTTCTACCTAATGGCTTTTGTAGTCTTGTTGTACGCATATACCTCTTCGCTCGTAAAATCAATTGAACTAGTTTTGGCGTAGTTAATATACATGGTCGGTTTTCCCGAAGCTAACGGAACAATTTGCATATTGGCACAATCTTTTATTCCAAATAACATATTTTTATCCCCTTTCAAATTTTAATTTTTTATTGTTTACTATGTATATAATAAAAAACCTATCATCTCTAATAGGTTTAATACTCAGGTGGTGGCATATAATCAAGTTTTATTACTTCGCTCCAATGTTTTCCTTCAATCAGTTCTTTTTGACCACTAATTAAGTAAATACTGAAACTATCTTCATAATTCTTAATTCCCATGATTGATTTGTAGCAATTTATTATTCTCCATAAGCTCCATTTTTTTATTTCTTCAATAGAAATATATGAATTACCACCAAGTTCACAAACATTAATTACATCTTCTAATTTTAATTCATTTTTCTTAGCATGACGATTGCGACCTTCTTGAAGTTTTTCCCATATATCTCTTTGTCTATCATTTGCAAAAACCTTTTTCTTTTCTTTTTTCTGTCGTTCTCTTCCGCAAGTTTTTAATATAATGTTGGCAAGTTCATCAAAATTATCTCTATTTAATCTTCCGCCAAAAGAATCAAAAGAAATTCCTTTTTCGTCAAAATCAAGTTTTGATTTACAGAAAAATTCTAATGATACAAACAAATATGACATAAATTCTTGAGAACTGCATAATAAATCAAAATTAGTTAAACCTTCTTTTTGTTCATCTGTAATTTCTTCGGAAAGATTATCAAGAGTAATATAATAAGGAATAAGAAGTTTCTCGAATCCATCTATTCCATATTTAAATATTTCTAAAAAACTCGGCTGATATATAGTGCAAATATCATAGAATTCAATTGGTTCTTGAATCTTTAAATAGATATTATATTTATCCACATCAGTCACCAACTGCCAAAATCAAGTATTTTAAATGATATATAATGCCCTACATAATTTACATCGATTGGCATATCACTACGTTTAACAAATTCAAATTTGCCTATTCCTCTATCTCCAAATATCTCGTCTAATTTATCTCCAATATAGTCATATCTAGTTCCGTATGATGTTTTTTCTAGAGTATTTGGAATAATAATGTAGAAATATACAAGTCCACTTTGATAGGTCAGACTAGTCTTTTTAAAATCTACATACATAGAAGTGATATATGGCAACTCTTTATTTGTTTTTGCAGTAATATTATTTGTCAACATTATTTGTTGTCTTATTAATACATCAGGATTATTTAAGATAATTTCCTGTTCTGGTGTGGGAATAGCATTTAAGAAATCTTCATCTTTTATAATTAAAGATTTTATTATATCTATATTACTAGTTATTTTCCTTACTATTTGATTTTTAATTTCTGTTAATGATTGACCAACTTTTTGCAAAATACTTTTCCTCCTTTAGAACAGATTAATTATTTTAATTTGTCTTTCAGTATAAACAGAAACATCGCTAGTTAACTTAACTTTTACTACAACATATTTATTAGCACTACTGCTAATACTACTTGCTAAAACAGTACAAATATCATCGTTTGGAGTTATTGTTGCATACACATTAGAACTTTCGTCTAGATTTGACAAACTCCATATAAACTCCCTAGTTGAATCTTCAACTCCGTTTTTCATAGCTTTTGCTGTTAATACTATACTCCTACTTAATTTTAATGTAGTATCAGTTGGAGAAATAACTATATTATAATCATCAATTTCAGATATTTCACCATGAATAGTAATACTCGCACTAACTGTTCCATAGGTTACAGTAACCACAACATCTCCTGTACCAACACAAGTTATTAGTCCCGTCGAAGAAACCGTTGCAATTCCTGTATTAGAAGATGAATATGTAACAGTTGGATTACTAATAATCACACCATTATCCTTACATAGTATATTGAGTTGCAATGTAGCACTAGTGAATAATAAGTTAGCAGAAGTGCCATTTAAGATGTAAATTTCTTTTACGCTTTGATGCGAATAATAATTAGCAATCCCTAAATCTATATTATCGTCTTCAACTATTTGGCCTTCCTTAACTCTAATATTAAGCAAACCTATATTTGAGATATTATCAATACCAACCACACTATAAGCACTACCAGATAGTATAAATCTAGTATTTTCATCAATATTCAAAGTATCTACAGTATTTGGAATAGCCACTACATACTCATCAGCAGGAATTGATAGAAATTTATTTTCTTCAAGAGATAAATTACCCTTACCAACAATGCAAGGAATCTCATATAAAATTGAATTTTTATCGTAGAATTTTAATGTGTTGTTGGATTTAATCATACTTGCAGTTTTATATGCTTGTAAATTATCAATATTGCTTATAATAATCCACTTATTACCTTCCCATTCTACAATTGATCCAGTATCGACAACTGTTTCAATTGGCATATGAATCTTTTTATCATATTTACCTTCATTTAATGGATTTAAATGTGATTGAATTATAACTTGTGTTTCAATATTGTCGATAATTACACTTTTTCCTTCAGCACTATAATATCTTCGAATATCAAAATTTTCTTTTACGTCTGATACAATTTCTTCTTTAGAAGAATAATTTGAGTCACTACTTATCCAATTTTTTCTAATATTCATGTTTCACAACCTGTCACAATTAAATAAGTAGAGAATCATATTATTAATAGACTCTCTACTCAAATTACAAATTAGAATTCTGCTTTTGCCAATCCTTCAATTCTTAAAGCAGATGTATCTGCAGCAGCTTTGTAGTACAATTTACTAAAAGGTACAGCAATATTTTTTCTTGCTTCCCCTGCTTTTAATACCATTACATTTGTACCTGCTGTAACATCAAAGGAAAGTGTGACCACACTCGCACTATCATTTACAATAAGATTAATAAAAGACATATCCAATGTTACATTTTGTTCCACAATATTCGCCGTTAGCGATCTTCCGATGAAATTAGTTGCCATAATAAATTCCTCCTCTTAATTTTATTTTAAATTATTCAGCAATAACATTAGCAAGTCTTAACTTTGCTAAAATATCATTTATTTTTGCTTTATTTGCATTTGCTAACGCAACAACAACATCATATTCTGCTTTAGTTGGGTTAGCACCTACTGCTGCAACACCATCTGCATCTGTAATATTAACAATTGCAGCCTGTTCAACAATTGGCAAAGCATTTATTTCTGCTGCTGTTTTTGTAACTGAAGTTCCTGCTCCAGCACCCAACTTTAAATCCGCCACAGCTAAAACATCAACATTTTTGTTTGCTCCAACAACTACAACTTTATTAGCTAATACTGTTCCTGCTGTTACTCCATCTAAAGTTATTTCTTCGCTTTCAGATATTCTAATAAATTCAGAATCACTATATCCCATTATCTACTTTCCTCCTTTTCCTATATTTTATTGGTTTATTATTATTAAATTACATGATTTCTCTTTGATAATTAGGCATCCTCTTAATAAAATTACTTATGCCAAGAATTTCCCCTCTTAGTTCTGGATGATCATGTAAAGAAATACCAAATTCTTTCTCAATCATATGCATTAGATGATTTATTTTAAGATACTCTTTTTTGCACAAATTTTCAAAACTAATCTCACAATTTGGAGTTTTAATTAATATTTTCTTATTGTTATTATTCATTTTTTACCACCTAATTTGAATATGAATTAAATTCTTGTCTAAAATCTTTAATCTCTTCCTTTAAATTACTTAACATTAATGAATAAACTTTTAATTCTTCTACTTTACTTTCCAAACGATTAAAATCTTTAGTCCCAATTTGCTTTTTTAGACGAGATAATGGTTTTAATAAGTAATCTAAATATGCTTTCTTCATATTTAATGAAATTAGCTCAATTTCATCTATATCTAAATCATTAATTGTTATTCCATCGTATGTTTTACTGATTACTAAATTTAAAAAAGTATCATCTGTATCAGTAAATGTTACTACAATATCATCGACATCTGTTTTAGTGATTGTTAACATTGGATTTTCAATATTGTCTAAATCTACAGTGTAATCCAATTCTATTGCAGATTTAATTTTTGTTGATATTTCTAATTTTGTATCAGTATTTAATAAAGCAATTATATATGTATCAGAATTAATTTGAAGAGTTATATCACCACTAGTTTCTATTACATCATAAATTATTAAAACTGCATTGTTATTGTATAAAGTATAACCTAAATCATGCGGTGTAGTTTTGTAACTATACCCAATAGAGGTTTCAAAAAACTCAAAAACTAAATCTTGTTTGTAAGTAAAATCCACATCTGATACTTTTATGAAAAATTTATCATATATTTTTTGGAGTAAAGTTCCCAAAATCTATCACCTCTTTTCTTTGATTCGGTTATTCTTTATCATCTATTTTATCAGTTTTGAATGAGAGAGAAGTGTACTCGGTTAAATACTGAATCTTGTCATAATCATTTATCTTCATTTTCTTAGCATAATTAACTATTTTTGATTTTTCTTGATTTGTAATGATATTTTCAGTTACATGCTTTTTAAAAGTGCTAAATGTTTTATAATCAAATATTTCTTTGCATTTTTCATCACTTAGAATTAGTTGAGTTCTTTTTTCTTCTTTGTTGTCGAAACCTAAATGTTCTCTCATTTCTGGATTTTCAATTATCACACGGGCATGTGAACCAATATTGTCCGTACCGGAAAAGAAGAGATTATTATTCTGTACTTGTGTTTCAATCTCCATATTTGGAATATATACAGTTTGATTAGCTTTGATGAATTCATCACCTTCCATACTGTATCTTTCCCATGAAACATTCCAATCACATAAATTTTTAACCTTTGAACGACTGTTCATATCAATTGCCATAATTATTTATTCCCTCCATTTTACCCTTTATTTTTGGTTTGTTATTGTTTGTTGAGTTTTTAGATTGCTTCTTGGATTTGGATATCTGTTGATTTAATTCTTCTTAATTCACCAAAATCATAGTCAAATTCACCTTGAGAGTTTATTATTTTTGAATTGTCAAGGTCGAATTTTATGTAATGATGATTTTGATTGAGGTATGTACGTGCGTACGATATGATTTCTAGGAGTTTTTGGTCTGATGGGATTAGGTCATCTTTTTCACTAATGATTCTAATTTCTTTCCAACCAGAACGTAGTAACCCATAGGTTCTATTTCTTTCTCTCTTTATGAATTCTTTTTCTGTAAATGTACCGTATATGATGCTATTCTTGTGTCCTCCACCATCGTATTCCAGATAAATCATTTCATCAGGGAATGCTATATCTAGAGAAGATGTTTTTACTGGGTAATTAAGTTCACCACCTATAAGATTGTGTATATATTTTTGTTGGTTGCTACATGGTGCTGATCCATTTTTATAAAGAGTTTGTCTAATTTTTTCTCTTATTTCTGGACTTTGCACAGCAGAGGGAAATCCATATCTCTCCATATTCGTTTTTGCTACTTTATCTTTTATCTCTTGATTTTGCATTGGATTTTCTACACCGTATTTTTCCAAACAGTCTAATTTCTTTTTTATTTCAGAACATTTATCACATTGATGCTTATTGCTATGTACAAAAGTTGAAAAACTTGCATGAAATACTTCTCCACACTTACATTGGATATCCAATCTTGGAATTACTCCAAAATAATCTTTGCTTAATAATTTACAACCACTATTACTTTCTACCTCAACATAATTTTTTACTTCATCAAATGTGCTTGAACGTTCCGCTATACGTCTAATATGACTACATCTCGGACACTCTGTTTGATTAGCATATTTAAATTTACCAAAAGACACTTTATAAACAGTACTACATTTACATTCTACTTCCAATTTTTCTATTGCATTGATATATGCTTTACTTACTATTTTACATCCACTATCGCTTTCGACGTTAATATAATTTTTAACATCTAGAAAATTAAGAGTCTTTTTATCTATCATAAGTAATTTTCCACAGTCATTGCATTGTTTTTTATTATACGATTTAAAATTATTAAAATCTGTAATAAAAGGTTCATCACAGGAACATTTAATTTCGATTTTTATCCGACCAGAAGCTTTTGATGATCTGTTTTTTTCTAATTCAAAATCTTCTTTACTTATTATTATACTGCAACCATTTCCTGTAATATCGCTGTTTATATATTCTTTTATCATATCGTAATTAAGTTTATTTGCTTTCCCCATTTTAACTCCTCCTATCGAATCACCTACCTAATTTTTATAAAATAAAAGAAGGACGGGTTAGGAAAACCGTCCTTGTCAAATCTTAATTAAGCATCGATTCAAAATTAAGACCTATCTTTTATAAAATTTATAATTGTTCTATTCAGCTAGTGCAGAGTCATAAATATATCCAATTTGTGGAATATACTCAGGCACAAGGTAAGAACCGTATTCTATGTCGAATCTTGTCACTTCTGCTCGTAAATTAATGTCAGTTTGTGTCATACTAGTCATTCCTTTTCTAATTGCAATTTGCAAAGGACTAACAGTTCCTTGTGGTAAGAACCATAAATCGGTTGTAGGAAGTTGCGGAGCATAGAAATCACCTGCTGTATTAAGATCAATCATGTTGTAACTATTTGGCATTTCTACAACAAGACTTCCTTTATAATTCTTAACAAGACCAGTTTTCATTACTTCTTCCATCACTGAGTCTGGAAATCTAAATTCTGTACCAGCAGCAACAACACTAAAATTAGCAAGATCAGCAAGTTTACTAACTGCACTGTAATCTCCCATAATTGTAACTGAAGTACCAAAACGTCTTGCTAATTTTCTTGTATTTTCGACATTAGTCTTAGTAATCCCCTCACTATAATTTTTCAAAGTTGTTGCCGCAGTAATACCTGCTCTTAGAACATTAATGTGAGAAAGAACCATTTGGTTTACCATATCTGTGAGAATTTGTTCATTGGCTGAATTAAAACCATCTATACTGCCACTCTGCAATTCTCTGTAATCTACAATTAATCCACCTGTTACATTTTTAGTATCCATAATACCAGTTCTTTTCTTGACAGTAGGGAATACAAAAGAACCAGAAGATGCTTGAACTCTAGACTTGCTTCCTTGTAACTCATACACTTGATAGCGAAGCTCTTCTGATGGGCCAATAGATACAGAATTCCCCATAGCACTATTAATTGCCAATCTCTTTTCCAATGGTTGCTGAATAGTAATAGTTCGAATAGCATTCAACTCAGCTTTAGCCTGAGTATTACCATCATTAGCCATCCCTGCTAAAGTTTTAATCTTATCCATTACTGTATCAACTTTTTTACCATATTTAGCTACATCTTTGCCATAAACAATATTAGTAAAAATCTCTACATCTTCACTAGGACGATTGTTTGCCATTGCATTTGCCAACTTATTCTTTACAATCTTATTAATCTCAACTTGTTCTGCATTCTCTTGTAATTTTGTAAAATCTATTCCAAAACTCATTGTTAATACCTCTTTTCTTTCTTATTATTTTATAATTTTACTATTTGACATTAATCAAAAAATATTATATATTACTTAAAACAACACATACAATAATCTATAATCTCATAACTTAGAGATTATCGTTTGCCATTACTTCTACAACATAACCACCAGCAACAGTTCCACCACCTGCATCAATTGTAAATGCACCAAAAGTAGTTTTCTTGATTACTTTAAGATAAATCTCATAAGTGGAAGGATCTGCTGTTTTAGTCCATTTCATAACATTAGTAGTATCTGCTGTAGAACGACCAATGACAAAAGCACCAACTGCAACATCAGCAAAAGCATCAGTAAGCAAATCGGCAGACATATCAAGTTGAAGTCCTACCATATCCTTAAGTCTAAATGCACGAATATACTCATTTGCAACAACTTTATAAGAATCTGTATTGATAATTTCTGGCTTGTCAATGATATTCAACATCACATAAATATCACCCAATTTTGCTGTAGCCAAATCTGGAACTACCACCTGTGTATCAGATACCACATTGAACTGATAACCATTATATGTATCTGCAATTGCCTTTACATTAGGTTTGTTGGATACATTAAGAAAATTTGAATCATGGAATTTAAATAAACTCATTATTAATTACCTCATTTCTTTTTATTTTTGTTATTAATTAATCAACCATTATCGTCTAACAATTATGAAATTATTGACATTAACTATACATTTATCTTTACTTTCTAAAACTTAGTTAAAGAAAGATGGGATACTACCAGGAACTTTTTTCATTTCTTTTTCTTTAATAGAAATAAACATATCATTTTTAGAATTAGTTTCTACAGAAGAATCATTATTGGCGATCATTTCTTTAAATTTCTTTGCACATAATTCTGCTTCTGCTTTCTTTAATCCATCTAAATCAACAGATTCTACAAAAGCTTTTAAAGAATTTACTTCTGCTTCTTCAAAACCATTTTTTGTGATTTCTGTTTCAAAATAAGTATTAACTTCAACTTTTTTCTTTTCCATTTCCTCTTTGTCTTTTTCTTCTTCCATCATTTTCATCTTGTCTTCCATTTTTGTTTTCTCATCTTCCATTGCAGATTTTTCAGTTTTTTCAGATTCAAGTAATTTATTAACCTCTACAATTGTGGTATTTAGTTCAACTACTTTTTCATCTAAACCTTTTGCTTTTTCAATCAGAGTGTTAATTTCAGCTTGTTTTTCCTCCAAAGATTTAGTTAATGAATTTATTTCTACTACTTTTTGATCTAAAGAATTTGTAAGAGTATTAATTTCATTAATTTTATCTTCGATTTTTTGATTAAGTTCTAATACGATTTTTTCATCCATTTTTTTATTTTCCTCCTTCGTTTGATTATTTAATATATTAATCAGCGTATTGTTAATTTCGACAGACTCTTCGCCATCAACTGGCCTCCATCCATCTTCTACTTTAACAATGTTACCGATAATAACCTTAGAATTTTCTACTGTATAAGAGCTTCCATAATATTCACCTGTTTTATAGTAGCTTTTCATCACAAAAGTTGAACTAATTGGATAAAATTTATGAATATAATAATAATGATATTCACCATCTGAATCTGAATTTTCTTTATTAAATTTTCTGTTGAATCCATTTTCTACTAACATTGAAAGGTCATCATAGTTTAATTCATTTATTTCGATTGATGTTTTTGTATTTTCATCTCCCAAAATATCATTCTCCTTTCTTGGTGATTTATCTATATCAAGGTTATCCTGTTTAGAATTAACCTCAAAAACAATTGAATCGTCATCTGCTTGATTTTCTAGATTAGATAATATTGCCAGTCCAGAAAAATCAAAAATAGTGGGAGTACGACCTTGTTTTAATGTTCCGTCAGTATTTTTATTTCCATCAAGATACACAATATTTTTAGCTTTTCCTTTGCCATTTATCTCAATTGAACCATAAACTTTCCCATTTTCAATTTCTTCCTTTAGCCATTTTACAAAAAGACTATATCGTTGTGAATTAATATATCCTTCTGTCATCATTACCTTTTTTATTTGTCCATCAATTTCTACATCACAAACATAAGCATCTAATACACTTCCGACAACAACACCTTCAAATTTAACATTTCCATCTTCATCAAAACTCATTTCTCCATGTCCTGAAGGAATTTGATTTTCTTCATCTGCCCAAGACACTACATAATTCATTCCTATAGCAGATTTTATATTATCTTGAGTGTATTGTTCTAACCATGTGATTCCATTTTTATTCCACTGACCTACTTCTGGATGGATAAAATGACTAGACATTTTAATTTTTACGCGTCCAGCAACATCTTCTTCGGACATTTCACAAATTTCTATGTATGTATTATCAGAGTTTATAATTGACTTGTTCACAAAATATATCACCTCCTTTCAACTTTTTATTATTTAGACTATTTAGACTATTTTTTGTTCTCAACTCTCTGTTCGTTACTTTTTAAATTTTTTGTTATTAAACCTGATTCTTTTAAATCTGAATTATCCTTTGTAGGTCTTCCTCCTAAATTACCATCTTCATTTGCTGTATCAGCACTATCAGTGGCTGTATAACTAGTAATATGGGGAGGATATCGCTCATCGAAACCTGCCTCAATTTCTTCGTCGCAAATGCTAAGATAATCCTCTGGATCGAATCCTGCGGCTGCGATATAGAATTTTCTACTTCCTCCTGCTGTTAAATATAAATCCTTTGCTTTATCATAAACATCCTTCTTATTTAACCAAGTAATTGGAAGAAATTTTATATCTATGTAACTGTTTGGTTTAATACTTAAATGCTCATTAATAATCCTAGTTTCTTCTCTTGATATTTCATTGACATATTGAAATACTTGAGCAGATAGTAAATCTAAGTTAATTTGTAAACTTCCTAAATTAGCACTGTTACTTTCTGCATTTAAAGCAGAACTAGCAATACCTAATCCAGTTGCTATTTTTTTCATATTCTCATCACTTAAAGTATCTTTAATTAATGAAGAATCTTTACTTAGTCTACTTATTTCAGTTCCAGGAGCAAGGCTGAGAGTTGAGATTTTTGCGACATTTCCACTTGTATTTACTTTTACTGCACCCTTGAACGCTTCAATAACTTCTTTTTGCTGAGTTGAATTTAGACTAGAAGATCCCTTTTTTTCCCCTTCCGGTAAGATGATATAATATATACTACTTGCCAATTCGCTAATTAATTGATATTGACTATCATCATAATCTTGACTTGATTTCATATCCGTAAACGCAGAAATGCCAAATGGAATTCCCCATGTATCAATTTCATTAGCTTTTGCTTTTAGAACAATGGTTTTTCTATAGTCTAAAATAAACCATCTTTTACTAGCATCCTTCTTATAATCCATATAAGCTTTTACAAAATTACGTGGATAATTTTTTATTTCATTAAGTAATCCACCATATTTAAATTGGTCAAAGTACATCATGTCAAACGCAGCGATACTAACATTATTCTGAAAACCAATTATCTTACAATAGTCTAAATCAAGTGGTTGTATCATAAAGTTATCATCTAATGACAAACCTTCTAATCTATCAAGAGATTCTACTGTCATTGAACCTGTATCTAAATTTTTATTACTTGAAGTTGTGTCCCTCAAGATCCCAATGTAAGAACCGTCAATAAACAAATGCCTTAAAATATCCCTTGTTGTCCGATCTATATTTAATATTTTAAGTAAAGTGTTAAACTTTGTTTTATTATCTTTCATTTGTGGAGTTTTATTTCTTAATGTAGTAATATAAGATAATGTAGGAAGTGCTATCATCCGATCTATGCTCTGACCATATAACCCATTTAAACTATATGATTGCCTTGATATAGTTCTCAATATTTCATTATATATCATAGGATATTTTACATATTGTTTTAAATCGCTCATTGGGATATTATCTGTATCTAATCTTCCTGTTGAAAATGAATATGAATTGTAGGATAATGAATTTAATTCAATTTCATTTGAGTTTGAGAGTGGGGGAGGGGCTGAGGGAGTTTGAGAATTTATTTCTGTTTGAGTTGTTTTTTTTGTCAAATGAGATGTGCCTCCTTTCTTTTATTATTTTTAACTATACGAAAATACAAAATCAAAATCACTATCATTTTCTTTCATTAAATCTTGTTCTAACAAATCAATAAAATACAATCCATATAGCATAGACATTAGAATATCTTTCATCCCATTTTTTTCATCTATTTCTATACCACCAGATTTCATTCTTATAACTTGTGTATTTACAGCTTCACTTATTAATATAGATGTAAGACAAAAAGGCATAATTAATCTAGTTGCCTTATCATTATCTTGCCTGTTTTCGCTATTTACAAGAGAACTATATTTATATCTTTTATCTAATTCGTCAATAATTTCATCTTCAGATAATAATAATTTTATTTTTCTTTTTTCAAAGTTTAATTTAGCTCTCCCGACCATATTTGCATGAACTGTTGATGCGCTTGCTCCTGATACTTTAATAGTAAATAGTAAAGGTTCAGCACTATCATCAATTACACGTTCTTCTAATTTTTCATTTGCATTTCTTGTTTTCCATGCTGGATACTTTTTGTTTCTTAACAAATCTTCTGTTTTCTTAGTGCATAAATCATAAAACGTTTGACCCATGCCACCGCAGTCAAGAGCAGCAAAATCACATTCTAAGTCATAAAATAATTGTTTAAATCTTAAAATCTGAGGCTCTACATTCATTCCACTCATTGTTTCAATATATGCAATTTCCTTAATATATTCATCACCATTTAAAGTTAACCTAAATACAGTAAATGCAGAATTATCATTGGCACGAGATGACATTAAAGCGACATCAAAACTAATTAATCTAAGCTCATCTTTTTCCTTTTTTTGATAAAAAGGATATTTTCTTATATCTCCTCTATATTCCATATATTCATCATCACTTATTGGAATAAGTGGTACATGAATTTTTCTACATCTATTTAGATCCTCAAATCTAAACATAGAACTTTCATTATCTCCAGTAGGAATAACTTCCATTTCCTGTCTAAAAGCTTCAATACTAGTAGTGCTTTCTTTAATCATTTTTTCAATTGTTTTCTTATTAATTACACCAGAAGATAACCCGAATTGGTACGGTAAACTAAATACACAATAATCTTCACTGTCTTCTCTAATAAAATTTAAATATTGCTCAAACTCTGTATATAAACTACTTGTTTTTGAGCCAATACTTGATAATTCTATAAAATGATTTGTTTCTAGTTCTTTTAAATGTTTATATTCTGCATATTTTAGATAAGGAGGTTGTCTAGTTGCAGTTAAAAATGGGATGAATACTTTGTCTATAATATCTTTATCAACAATTTCCCGTTCATCAACTACCAAAATTTGACATCTTTCGCCACGAGCGTTATCACTTGCTACAACCGTAGCTACTTCGCTTCCTCCATGAAATAGAATTCTAGCTTCATCTTTTGCCAAACTAATATCTTTTATTTCTCTTTCTACCATAGGACAGTTTCTTTGAATTTCTTTTACTTTTGCTAATAATAATGCTGCCTGTTTTTTGTTGGCAGCAGCGACACGAGTAATTGTCCCAGGGTATAGACAAGATTTTGCAATGCAATATACCATTGTCAAATATGTCTTGCCGATTCCTCTGCTGGCTAGAAAAATTGTGTTTCCTGTATGCCACATCATCCATAAAATAAATTGTTGCCACCAATGTAAATTTATTCCCAAATACTCCACACAAAAACGATGGGGGTTTTCTCTATAATATGTAATATAATATTCAAAATTATCCCAGAAATCTTCTGTTTTATTGTCTTTTCTACTACTTTTACTTTTTCTTAAAAATACATTGCTACTATTTTTATACTTATCTTCATCTAATTGAAATCCCTTTACGTAAGAAGCCATATTATAGACCTTCTTTTCCAGATAAATTAGTCAAATCCATAGTAGAGTCTTTAAAATATTCATCAAATACCTGCGTATCTTCATCTTGCTTTCCGGCAGTTCTTTTTATAGCTCCAGTCATTGATTTCCACATGCTTTTAAAATTATCTGGATCTGCAAATTCTGGGTTTGTTTTTACAAATGGTTTTGTTTGTTCTACTTTTTTAATAAATTCACTAATTGTTTGGAATTCTGCCTGTTCAGAGGCCGTTTCTTGTCTTGGAGACAATTTACTACTTTTCATCATATCTTGAATACTTTTTAATCTTTTAGAAACATCTTCACCTGTTTGTCTTTCTTTATAAACAAATAATTCCTCAAAACATAATTGTTGAACTAATAATTCCATAGCTTTACCTTGTATATCATAATTGTCATACCATTCATTATATTTTTGCTCTAAATAACTTAAATCGTCAACAGGTAATGTATTACCCCATTTATTTCTTAAATATTCTATTTCTACACTTTCAAATTCATCTGAATTAAGTAACTTTTCATTTATAGCGTTAACTTGTTCAATGATGTCATCACTATCTTTAAACCTAAAATCTATTAATCCATTTGATGCTTTTGCTGTTGAACCTAACTTGCTTTTATATAGTCCAAATGTTTTATCTGTAGTCTTACCTTTTGCTAATATAGATTCAATTTGCGTTTGCAAAGATTTAAAAGCAAGTTTATTAAAACAAACATCAACATCTCTGCAAGTCAAATATATTGAATTTTCAATATTATTATTCACAGAAAAATAACCATCATATATACTGTGGCAACATGTTTTGCAAATGCTCATGAAGCCATTAGAATCTAGCATAGGGTTTGTAGCCTCATAAAAATTTGAATTATTCATTGTTTTTTGACATTTTCTGCAATATATGTCTTCATTATTTCTTATTATCTTTTCTTTTTGTAATGTTGAAGGTTTTTTAGGTCTTGGCATAATCATTTCTCCTTTATTTATTGTCTATTTCTGTATATACAAAAGAGTATTTTAAACAAATACTCTTATAATTTACAGAACATTAACTTATTTTTATAATGTCGGTAAATTCTCCTAGTTTATATCTTAATTCAAATTCATAAAATATTCTTATATTTATATTTATCTTCTAATAAATCATCAAATTCAAAATTCTTATATTTATTACTAAACTCCTCGAATTGTTCTGTGGTATTATCTCCTTTAGAATTAATATTATGATAAAGCATATGTAATTCAGGTATCAGTGGAATTCCAAGACCGTATTCATAGTGCTTTTTAATAAGTAAGCATTCAATAGACTTCATTTCATCTTGAGAATATTCATTAATTATATTATGTATTGGCAGATTCAACTCTTGTAATGTTTCATCTAAAATATTTTTGTAACTATACTTATGATGAACAATCAATTTTTTAGATTTAATTCCAGTTAAACCACAAGAAAAATTATAATTTGCTAATGAGTCGAGTTTCCAAATATTAATTTTGTCCCTTAAATAATTATGTAAAGGAGATATTCCACCTTTCCAAAAATAGTGATTTTCACCTGTGACTTTTTCATATACACACTTTTTACAAGTTTCTGCACGTTTTATATTAGAATAGTTGGTTTCTTGCCATCCTGAATCTTTATGTTTGTTACATTTATATTTCAATGGCGATATATTACTTGTGTAAATATTTCCAGTATGATATTCATAATCTCTTTCATTAAAAATATTCTTAACTACATCAATATTTACTCTTTTATTTATTCCCTGTTTTTCTCTACCACATGGAGTGCATCCTTGATTACTAAAATTACTTGCACTTATTGTTTGTACTCCTTGTTTTATATGTTTAGGACATATATATTGATAAAATGTTGAATCGTTTTTGTATATTGTACCAACATATACATACCCTCTATTCTCAACAATGTTTCTATGTGTATCTTCTCTCAATTTTCTGTTATTGGTAATATTACAATATTTACAACTTTTTTCATCTCTTCTAAAATTATTATATGAAACATATTGAACTCCCATATCTTTATGATTTTTACATATGTATGGCAAATTTGTTTTAGAATTTTTATATTCTTCCAGTTTAAATTGAGGAATTAATTCTTTATCTAAGAATTCGTTATATACAATTAAACCATCTTTTCTTGTTTTGTCTGCTCCTGTTCTAAATCCACAATCATTGCAAAACAATTTTCCCTTGGTTAATATTCTATGAAAGTTAGCATTGAATGGATTCCCACATTTGCATGTTAAATCTAAATCATGATGAGTGTTAATATAATCTTCTTTCTTGGTTTCTAATTTACAACCTTTGTCATTTTCTTCTTCAATATAGTGTTTGATGTCTTCAAATTTTCTTGTCATCTGTCTAATTCCTTCTTTCCGTACATTTTATTTCTCCGTACTAACCACCTAAAAAATAAATAGAAGAGAGGGTACGGAGATGGGCTAATTACTTCCCAAAAACCTCTCTTCAAGTCCACAAACAATATTTTTGCAAGACACAAAGACACTCCAAAACAAATTGAAGTGCCTATAATCCACAAAACATTATAAATTTCTTATTTACATCTCAATAGTCTCAATATTATAATTATCTTTTAAACCCATGTTATCTTTATCTCTTTCAAACAAAACAGATGCAGGAAGAATTACACTATAAAAAATATCTTTTTCCAAATCATTATCCACTACAGCATAATGATACCTCTGTCCACGACCATTTTGACTACCGTAAACAAATCTGATAGAACTTCCATTATGAAATACAATATCCAATCCGTCTTTTGTAATACTTAATTTCTTCATATCCTTAGAAAACAATTTCCTAAAATCTTCTTCTTCAGCAATATTCTGAAATTGCTTTATTTTATGTTTACCATTATGATAAAACAAAACCTTAATACCATCATTCTCAATACACTTGAATAAATATTTATAAAAAGTTCCATGAATTACTTCATATTGAGCGATTCTTTTAGTAACATCATACTTTTCTTTAAAACTAATATCTGAATTATCTTGTTCGACCGCCACATGACTCATAGAATAAGAATAAAATGCCAATAAACAATTAACTCTAGATTTTCCGATAGTTTCATCTGTACGAGATAATTGTAATTTTCCACTTGAATTAGTTTTAATTTCAATATTACTTATCTCATCAATTAGTTTGTCAGTTTCCTTGTGATATTCCATAATATTTGACAATCCTAAAAATGGTTTTACATAAGATGTTTTAGCCAATTCTGGTGATTGTAAAAACCTTAAATTACCATAATGCAAATCATTTTGTATCTCATTAATGTTTGTGAATTGACTGATTTCTCTTCCGTCTAATGCTCTAATATCAACATTGTTAGGATTAATATTGTTATTAAATTTTTCAATAAATCCTAATCCCATGCCTAGTTTATCTGCTAAAATAATTTGTATATTAAATTCACAACACAACCAGTATGCCTCATCAACAAGTTCTGAAAAAGTTTTATTTTCAAAAGTTCTAATTACTAAAATATCTTTTCTAATTCCTTGATCGCTAATTGCCATCATAGTCGTTGAATCTTTGCTAACATCTACAACTAAATAATTACATTTACGATTATTAGACATAGTAAGCACTCTGTTCTTATTTAATAATTCTTTGCTAAAAATAAAAGGAATTTCTCTTAAATCAATACTCATATATTTCTCCTTCTCTCATGGTAGGACATGACCCAAAATATTAGTGGTAAGACACTACCTTATTTGCATAACTTATTTTGTTACACAAAAATACTCCCAACAAAAGCTAGGAGCACTATCTATAGCAAATTAAAACTTAGATTTTAAGCTATTTATTATAAAATTAATCCTCCAAAAATTCCTTCATATCCTCTTTAGCTTCCGCATATCCCTCTTCATATCCCTCATAATTTGCCTTATCATAAATATCTCCAAGCAGTTCATATACCTGTTTTGGACACAATTCATTCTCAAATAAGAATTTTACAGATTCAGATAGACAAACTACTCTCCTAAAATCTAAGCAATCTTCACACATGCAGTCTTCTCCGTGTTCTTGATTATCTTCATCTTCATTATCATCTTGACAATCATCACAAGTGCAAGCAATTACACCTTCCTCATTGTCATTAACTTCTTTATCTAACTCCATAGCATATGTTTCTACGTCTACTTCCTGTCCATCAATAGTTAGAATTTGAATCCATCTTTGTTCAACTTTATCCCATCCTGATTCTGCATTAAATACACGCATTTTTGTTTCCTACCTTTATTATTTTATTTTAAATTCTATTGTTTATGTTTAATGTTAATAATTAAATTATTTCATCAATAAATCCATAAGTGTCTCTAGCAACTTCTGCTAAACAATAAGTTTCATTCCTTCTAATTTTCTTTAAATCTTCTGGAGTTATTTTTGTTCTTCTAATAATTAAATCATCAAAAATCTTTCCAACATCATCTTTATAAAAAGTAATTATGTCCTCTGCCTCTGCAAAGTTTGTATTTCCTAAAGAAATTGAACCTTTATGTAAAAGGAAAATTGAATTAAAATTAGCAATTCTATGTTTACAAGCAATAGCAATATATAAACCTGCACTAGCAGCAACAGATAATACTCTTGCATGAATAGGGATTCTAGACTTTTCAATAATTTCTACAAGGAACGCACAAACGTCAGCAGAACCACCATATGAAGAAATCCAAATCGTAATGGGTTTTAATTTTTCAAGTGGTATATCAATCTCAAGTTCATTAGTTAAAAGAATAGGTGTTGCAATCATATCTAAAACATTTTCGTCTATCTCCGAGTTTAGATACAATATTCTTTTGTCTTCCCATAATTTCTTGTAAATTTCTTCATAAATTGAACCTGTTTTAAATCCATTTAATAAATTCATAAAGTTATTCCTCATTTTTCTTATATTTTATTTTACTAATCCTTAATCACAGTATTCATTACATCAATAATTCCATAATCCTTACTCACAATAAAACTCTGACTCTTTTTAACTGTCCCTGTATATGCTTGCCCGTAACTCCAATCACTATTGCTTGAAACCGTAGGTAATCTCCTAATCTCAACGCCATAGTCATCCACCACCATCGTCTTATGCTGATGAGCAACAAACCAATACAAATAATCTGAATCACTAATATATTCTTTTGCTTCATTATGTATTGTCTTAAATGCTGATTTCTCATTTATATCATGTGCGATTCCAATTAAGACTTTCCCATACTTTATATATTTTCTATCCAATGTTCCTACATCAATCCACACATTATCATTATTTCTATACCAAGAATTTAAAACTTGAAATATTCCAAAAGTAGTATATCTATCATGATTAGAATTGCAATTCCACACTTCTACTGGAGCAATCTGTGATAGCATATCAATACCTTTAATCAACAAATCAGATACTTTAGTGAACATTTCATAATAACTTACTGAGTGATCTGTCTGAGGAGTACCCTTTGTAGTCTGATATGGAGTATCAAAATTACAAATATCACCTAGATTTAATAATATAATCTTATCAATTTCTTTATATTTAATCCTACTTATTACATCATTAATTACATAGAAAAATCTATTAGTTGCAATTACATCATCATATTCATTATTACTTGTTTCTAAGTAACTTTTTAATCCGAGATGTAAATCTGCTACGTTTAAT